GCGGAAGCGTTCGGCCTGCCGGCGCTTCTCGGGCCGCAATTTTACACCGCGTCTGGCATTGCGTCGGCAGAAGCGTTCGGCAGCGCCGCGATGTTTGGCGGCGCTCAGCCGCAGGCGCAGCAACAACAGCCGGGGGGCGGCGGCGCGGGCAAGGCCGCGGCGCAACCGAGACAGCAGGGCAAGACAAGACCGCGGCGCACAACGATCGTTCCGCGCCCGGTGCGCTTTCCCGAAGTGCCGTCGGCCATCACCGCGAAGCCCGCGCAGCCGGACCTGACAGTCATTTCGCGGAAAGACGTCGCACCCGCGGCGGCTCGCGGAAACGTCATTGACCTCCGCTCGCGTCTCAAATCCGAAGCGAGCGCCGCCACTCTGGTGTTGCTGGAATCGCTCGCCGCCCAGGCCGCGCTCGAGGCCGCGGCAATAGCCGCGGCGGAAGAACAGGACGACATGAACATGCGTTTGTTGCTGTTGCTTGCAGCGTAAAACTGACCATGCCGGCGATGCGGATGCATGCTGGCGCACCGAGGCGGATGCCTCATAACCAAGGGTGGATGCCCAAATGAAGCTCAAGACAGTGGAAGTGGCCGGCAAGACATACGCGGAGGTGTCGGAAGGCCGACCGATTTTCGTTCACGATGATGGCAAGGAGGTGCCGTTCGACGCGCCCACGACCGTTGCAACGATCTCGCGGCTCAACGGCGAGAGCAAGGGACACCGGGAACGCGCCGAGGCTGCGGAGAAAAGCCTCAAGGCGTTCGCCGGTATCGAGGACGCCGAGGCGGCCCGCAAGGCGGTCGAGACGCTCAAGAATATCGACGAGGGCAAGCTCCTGTCCGCCGGCAAGGTGGAAGAGATCAAGGCGGCAGCGAAGAAGGCGGCCGAAGAGCAGGTTGCGGCAGCGGTCAAGAGCGCGGCCGAGCAGAACGCCGTTACCGAGAAGGAACGCGACCAGCTTCGCAACGATCTTTATGCGGAGAAAATCGGCGGCAGCTTCAACCGCTCGCAGTTGATCAGCGAGAAGGTGGCGATCCCCGCCGATATGATGCAGGCCCGCTTCGGCTCTTCGTTCAAGGTCGAGGACGGCAAGATCGTCGCTTACGATAAAGCCGGCAACAAGCTCTTTTCGCGTGCGAAGCCTGGCGAGCTTGCCGACTTCGACGAGGCGCTCGAGATGCTCATCGATGCCTATCCGCAGCGCGATCAGATCCTCAAGGGCGCGAACCATTCCGGCAGCGGTGCGCGTCCCGGCGCCGGGCAGAACGGATCGAAGCGCACCATTTCGCGCGCCGAATTCAACAAGCTCGACCCGACCGCGCAGCGCAATGCGTCGATCGGCAAGGATGCCATGCAGATCGTCGACTGACGTCGGCACCGGGCCGGATGGCCCGCTCGGAATCGCTAAGCCTATCGGCCGGTCTCCTTGGATGAGGAACGGCGCACGCGTCGGATGACGCACAGCAGCCCATTCCCTCAATCCCATTCAAAGGAGGCCATCCGTGGCCAACACCCTCACTGGTTTGATTCCGACTCTCTATGAGTCGCTGGACGTCGTTGCTCGCGAGCTGATCGGCGCAATCCCCGCCGTCACTCGCGATTCCACTGTCGCCCGCGCCGCCAAAGGCCAGACCGTCGACTCGTTCGTCGTTCCGGCCGTGACGGCGTCGGACATCACCCCCGGCGTGACCGCGCCGAACGATGGCGATCAGGTCATCGGCGCCATTCCGATCCAGATCACCAAGTCGCGCTATGTGCCGGTGCGCTGGAACGGCGAAGAGCAGAAGGGCCTCAACAACAACGGCCCGGGCGCTCGCTCGATCCTCACCAACCAGTTCACCCAGGCGTTCCGCACGCTGGTTAACGAGGTCGAGGCCGACGTGGTGGCGACGGCCTACAAGAATGCGTCGCGTGCAACCGCAGGCACGGCCGGCACCGCTCCGTTCGGCACGGCAAGCGATCTCACCGACGCCGCGAAGGCGCTGCAGATCCTCGACGACAACGGCGCTCCGCTCTCCGATCGCCAGCTCATCCTGGGTTCGTCCGCCATGTCGAACCTGCGCGGCAAGCAGAGTCTGCTCTTCAAGGTCAACGAATCCGGCACAGACCAGTTGCTCCGCGACGGCGTGATCGGGCGCCTCGAAGGCTTCGACATCCACAACTCGTCGGGCGTCAAGCAGGTCACCAAGGGCACCGGCACGGGTTACACGTCGACTACGGCTGGCTTCCCGATCGGCACAACGTCGATCCCGCTGATCACCGGCACCGGCACGATCCTGGCCGGCGACATCGTGACGTTCGCGGGCGATACGAACAACTACGTGGTGACGACGGGCATCGCGGCACCGGGCACAATCGTCATCGGCGCTCCGGGGTTGCGCGTCGCGCTCGCCGCCTCTGCGGTCGCACTTACGGTTGGCAACAGCTACACGCCGAACATCGCACTCTCGAAGTCCGCGATGGTGCTCGCCACCCGCGCCCCTGCGGTGCCGCTCGACCTGAACGGCAATCCGATGGACATGGCGGAGGATCGGCAGATCATCACCGATCCGTATTCCAACCTCAGCTTCGAGGTCTCGCTCTACCTGCAGTATCGCCAGATCAAGTATGAGATCGGGCTCGCCTGGGGCCAGGCGGTCGTCAAGCAGGAGAACGTCGCGATCCTGATGGGCTGATCCATCATAGGCGCGGCCGAGAACCTCTCGGCCTCACCATCATTCTCGTTTCATCATCCACACGAATCGAAGGATCCACACGATGGCGAACACCACAGCAGGGCCTGCCGACGGCAAGGCCGCACAGGACACGAGCGCACGCGACGAAGCCAGCAAGAAGGCCAGGGACGACGCCGGCAAGGCGCGGGCGGATCTCGGCAAGCTCGACCAGGAGGCCACGGAAGCGCGTCGCAAGGCCGATGCCGAAACCGATCCGGCGAGGAAGGCCGAAGCCGAGAAGGCGGCGCGGGAAGCGTGGCAGAAAGCCGACGACGCCCGCGCCAAGTCGGCGGAAGCCGATCGCAACCAGCGCGGCGCGGTCGAGGAAACCTCCGTGGCCGATGCCAGAACGGTCGCGCCAGTCTCCGGCGATACGCCAGCCGGCGCTCATCATGCGCAGAAGTTCGGCAACGATCCGGCCAACCCGAAACACGATGCTCGGCTGCCGGCGAGCGGTGACACCGTCCGCCTCTCGCGCAAGACGCCGGATCATCCCGAGTTGGTCTACACCGACGTGCATCCCGACATGGTGGGAGACTATCTGCGTGCCGGCTGGAATCGCGATGATGCCGACGCGCTCGGTCGCAATGCGGGCGCGACCACGCACCGCACCTACCAGGGCAAGAACGTCACCGTCGTTCGCGCCGCTGGCAATGGCGATGATGGCTATGACGCCTCCAAGGGAGATCAGGTCCTGGTGCGCTTTGAGGACGGCACGACCCGCGTCGCGCCGCGATCCGAGTTGCAGAAGCGCGAGTTGTCGTCGGCGGCTTGACCGTCGATTGTCTGTGAAGCGTTTGGTTCAGGATAGTGTGGCGTTCGTGGCCGGTGCTTGCGTGATCATCATTCCTCCGAGGCCTTGGCTGACGACGAAACGATGATCGCACTCACGCCGGCCACGAACGATTACGTTTCCTGAAATATCTCTCCGAGAGGTTGCCCATGTCCACCTGTCCGACAGTCAAAGTGGTGAGCAAGGATGCGCCCGGCGGATTCGTGATCATCAACGAATCCGACCGCAAGCCGCATCACGAGATTTGGACGGGCACGCAAGCCAAGCCCTCGCCGCAAGCGCCGCAGACAACGGCGGGAGTGTTCAAGGAAGCACAGGCCACCGAGGCGACCGGCAAGCCGGCATCACCTTCGCTGAATCTGGGCCAGCAGCCCGGCGGACGGAAGAGCAGGTAGGCCGTGCCGTTAATCGTCGAGGATGGGACGGGCCTTGCAAATGCTGACGCATACGTCAGCGCAAATGACGTGCTGACATACGCAACACTGCATGGCTATGCATTCTCGCTCTCCGACGCCGCCGCAGCCGATGCCGCGATCCGTCGCGCCACGCAATTCATCGACAGCTACCGGGCAAGGTTCCCGGGTTATCGCGCCAAGCGACGCCTGCAAGGGCTGGAATGGCCGCGCGTCGGGGCCTTCACGCGGGTGCCGAGTGGCGGTCGCGATCTGCCATTCCTGACTCTTTCCGACCGCACCGATTCCTATTCGGAATATCTCGGTGTCTCCTACATCGCTACCAACGAGATCCCGGTCGAGATCGTCCAGGCTACATGCGAAGCGGCCTACCGTGAGCTGGCGTCGCCCGGCACCATGGCGCCTGATCTCGAGCGCGGCGGAATGGTGAAAAGTCTCCGCGCCGGCTCGGTCGAGGTCGTCTACCAGGACGATGCGGACCCGAATTCGACCACGCAGCTCATTGACGGGCTTCTGTCCGGGTTGCTGATCCCGGGCAGCGGCGGAATGTTTGGCTCGATCAGCAGAGGATGACGCCCATGACGATTCAAAAGGAAGCCAACGCAGCCGCGCGGCCACAGAAGACGGGCGGAACCGCGGGCGTTCATCCTGCGGTGAGGGATACCCATCGCGGCCTCACGCCGGGCGCGGGTGCGGGTGGGACTGCGGGCACGGATCGCGCGTCGATGGACTCAAAGAAGGCCGGCACCGTCGCGGCCTGCGCGGGCTACGGGAAGTGACATCACCGCTTGCCGGTTCGCTCGCCAAGACGATCGGCAAGGCGATGGGGTCGCTCTTTCTCGACGCCACGCTTATCCGCGACGTGCCGGGCACCATCGTCGATCCGTCCGACCCGCCGCCGCCGACGCAATCGACGTTCGCCTGCAAGGCGATCGAGCAGGAATATGGATCAATGGATCGTGCCCAGGGGCTGGTGCGCGAAACCGATATCCAGATCCTAATCCTCGCCAGCACGCTTAGCGTCGATCCCGCGCCGCTCGACCGCATCACCATCCGCGGCAGGACGGTGACGATCATCCCCGCTGGATCGGGCGGAATGCCGCCGGTCAAGAGCGATCCGGCGCGTGCGACGTGGTTGTGCAGGTGCATGTCGTGACGGCGGAATGGGCGGAATAGATGGCTGAGATTCACACTCTCAAAACTCTCCTCGACCAAGACAAGGAATCGGTAATCGAGTTGCTGGAGACGGCATTAAAGGAAGCCCGAGCAGGCGAAATTCAGGCCATCGCGGTCGCCATTGTTCGGCCCAGCAGCGCCTTGAACACCGCGTGGTCCGACAATAGCAATGTATCGCCGTTGCTCGGCGCTGCGCTGCTTCTTCAACATAGGCTGATGCGAAGTTTGGGCGAGTAGCGATGGCTAACCGCTTCGATCAGCTTATCGACTCCTGGGATCCGATACTTCAAAAAGCGTTCCGAGATTCGGTCTATGCGCTTCGCGACCAAGCGCAGGTAGAGTTGATCGCGCGAATGCTGGAGGCCGGCGACATCGAGGGCGCACTCAACGCTGTAGGGCTCGATCCCGTCGCGTTCCGCGCATTCGACAAGTCGATCACAGACGCCTTCGAGGCCGGCGGCAACTTCACCAGCGCGGCGCTCCCGGTCGTCAAGCTCGCCGATGGCTTCAAGGTCCGCTTTCAGTTCAACATCCGCAATCCCGCCGCCGAGCGTTGGCTCTCCGAACATTCGTCGACCATGATCAAGGGCATCATGGAAGACCAGCGCGCCATGGTGCGCGGCTATCTCATGGACGGCATGGCGAAAGGCGTCAATCCGCGAACGTCGGCTCTCGATCTGGTTGGCAGGGTTGGGGCGAGCGGTCGGCGCGAAGGTGGCGTGATTGGCCTGACAACGTCGCAATCCGAATGGGTGCGCAACTACGCCGCGGAGTTGGCATCGGTTAATCCACGCGCGGCGCTTTCGCGAACGCTACGCGACAAGAGATTCGATCGCGCGGTGATCAAGGCGGCGGAA